TTTGTTGCCAATAATTCAGCAACAGATGCGATGACTTTGAACGCCAACAACACGGTCACAATCAACACGCTCAATCAGCCAACGTCTGCCAACGCTACGTTTGCCACTGCCAGCTTACCTCTTGTACCCGCTGGATACATCACGGTTAACCTGAACGGAACAAACGTAAAAATCCCTTATTACGCTGTTTAACATGGACAACCAACAACTTTTCAATGTCGTTGTAAGCATTGCTGGATTTCTAGCGGTGTGGGTTTTCACAAACCAAATGCAGCGCACTCAAAAGTTGGAAGACAAGCTCAATGAGTTGCCCAAAGAGTACGTCCAGAAAGACGATTACAAAGAAGACATCAAAGAAGTCAAAGACATTCTGAAACAGATATTTGACAAGCTAGACTCCAAGGCAGATAAATCATGAATCAGGATGACTTATCTTATGTTGAGTTTGGAGATGTGCAGGGTTTAGGGCGTTTTGCGTTTGAGAATTACACGCAACATCAACTGTTTTTCCAGACATTAAACAGGAAAGGGTTTGTCACGCCCTTTTATCCTATTGAAGAAATTGACCCGTCAAACATTGACGATTGGTTACTGATTCACAACCAAATGCACGAATCTTTGGCTAACATTCTTAGCCTAAACAATCCGTTTCAATTGTTAGATGCTGACTTCAACGTAGAAGATGACTTTTATGATTGGCTGGGCGTTCACTCTGACATTCACACGCAAATTGCAGCAGCACTGGGGGTGTTTTAATGCCTACACAACAAGAAGTTCAACAAGCCTCTCAAAAATTGCAACAGGTTATTCAGTCTAGTGGGGTAAACCCTGCAATCATTGTTAACTTAGGCAAATTAGCCCACAGCGCTGTCAAAGACAAGGCGTTGTATCCCATGTTTGTCAAACAGCTTGTGGATTACAAGTTGATTGAGCCTGGGGAGATGAGCCAAAAGATAGATTACAGCGCACTATCGTTTTTTGTTGCTCTGGGCAAAGTTGCTGAAAAAATGACGGGAGCTGCATAATGGGTTTTTTTAGTTCACTCGTTTCTAGCATCAAATCGGCGGGTAGCGACCTTGTTGCCGACGCAAAAAAAGTTGCGCCTATTGTTGTTGCCGTATATGCCCCTGAGTTAGCGCCTGAAGTTGGAGCAGCTATGGGTCTCACTGGCACGGCGGCTGCTGCGGCTGGTGGAGCTGCTATTGCAGGGGGCGTAACAGCCCTAGAAGGCGGTACTCCCAAACAAATTCTAGGGTCTGCATTGGCAGGTGGCGCAGGTGGCGCTGCTGCTGGACTTGCTGGTGGCGGTGTTGGTGGTGCAGCGGCTGGCGGTGCGGTGTCGGGCGGTCTTAATGCTGCTGAAACAGGGCAAAACATCGGTCAAGGCGCACTCAAAGGCGGTTTGGTCGGCGGTGCATCTGCCCTTGGAGCACAAGAAGCCAGCAACCTTTTGTCACCAGGTCAAGCTGGTACTGGTTTGAAAGTTCCAGCAAATTCTTTGGATATTGCGCCATCCAGCACGGCAGCAACAGTTAACCCAACAGAGCCTTACACGGGCACAGGTGTCAAAGCTCCCGTAAATGCGTTTCAAGACATAAACACAACAATAGAATCCAACCCTAACATTGGTGTGCCAACCAACACGGGTCTGCAATACAACTTAGCGCCAACAGAATTCAATCCTGGTGGCGTTGATTATGGGTTTAGCCAAGCGCAAGACCCGAGCATTGTTTCTGCCGAGCCTATTCAAGCGTCTGGTTTGTCGCCAGAAGCCCAACGTGCGTTGCAATCTGTCATTGGTTTTGGGCTGAACACGGCACTTGCGCCCAAGTCTTCTCTGCCCAAGTCTGCTTTGCCTACTATCAGTGAAGGCACAACAGGCACAACGTCTGGCACAACAGGTGGCAGTCCTGGCGGCACTGAACTTGACCCCAGCACGGGTAAAACGCCACAATTGGTGTGGGGCGACAAGTATTCGTCTTTGAAAGAAGGGCTTAATGTATGAAGGCAGCTAGAAAATTAACCAGCATGGGCGCAGATGTGCGTCAGATTGCTAAATTGTTGCAAGCAAAAGCCCCTCCTGGACACAAACTTGCTTACATCAACGACGAAGAGGCAGCGTTGCTCAAGCGTCGTGGTGGGTCTGGTCGCATCACAGAAGCTGGCATTCCTTCTTACGAATTAGACGACAATTTGGCAATTACTGGCGCATCTCCAGCAACTCAACCAGAAACTCCTTCTGCACCTGTTCAACAAGAAGTTTCTGCTACTCCTGTTGCACCTGTTCAAGCAACTACGCCAACAGATGTTGCGCCTACTGTTCCCGCAGATACTAACGTGGCAAGTCCTTACGCTGGCACGGAAGCTCAATCTTTCTTGGGTACTGGACAAACAGCTAAACCCGTTGCACCACAAACAAGTACTGCCGCTATACCTGAAACACTAGGTCAATACGACATTGCAACCCAACCTACAACGCCTCCAGAACAACCGTCATTTACTGACAAGTTGTTGCAAAGCCTTGGTCAACCTAAATCTTTGGCTGCTTTGGGTATTGGCGGCACAGAGGCTTTATTGGGCGCTAATGCGGTGCGTAAAGCAAGAGCAGATGCTCAACAAGCTCAACAACAGTTGCAAGCAATGGCTGCTCCTTATCAAACACAAGGTCAGCAATTGCAACAACTGGCTATTCAAGGTCAGTTGACACCTGCTAATCAACAAACCTTGCAAGCTGCNCAAGCTCAGTTGGCTCAAGGTGCTGAAGCTCGTGGCGGCGTGGGTGTNGCACAAGCCGCAACTCAAATTGCCAATTTGCAAGCTCAATTGTTGCAAAACCAACTTAACACTGGCATTCAGATTCAGGCAATTGGTGACAAGATTGCTCAAGGCGCTGTCCAAACTGGTATCCAACAAGACCAATATATCAACAACCTTACAAACAGCTACGCAATGAATGTTGCTCGTCTGGCTGCTGGCGCTGCTGGTATTCCTGGTCAACAACCAGTTTATACAACAACACCTACAGCACCGTAAGGAGTAAATATGGCTGATGTATTAGCTCCAAATCCGCTGACAAGCAAATCTACTGACGTTTTGTTGCCTGACGTCAAAAAAGACCCGTTTGCTAGTCAAGTCCTCACCGCAGCTAAAGCCAAAGGCGAGATGGATGCCGCAAAAGCTCAAGAAGAGTTGTACGGCAAATCAGAATTGGCAAAAGCTGAGGCTGAGACAACTAAAAAATACGCAGAAGAACGTGAGCCTCCAGAGTTAAAAACCAAACTGGAAAGCGCTGTGGATGAGGTTGGAAAACCTTTTGTGCCCACACAACAAACCGCTGGTGACTTGGCACTCATGTTCACTATGACCAATATTCTTGGTTTTTTGATTGGTGGCGGTGCTAAAGGTAACGCACAAGCCGCTTTATCTGCTCAAAACGGAATGCTGGAAGGCTACCAAAAAGGTCAGATGGATGTTTATAAGAAACAAAAAGACATCTTTGACGAAAACCAAAAAGCCTTGGCAAAAACAGTTGAAGGGTTGCGAGACCAACTCAAACGTGCTGCCGACACTGCTGCTGTAAATAAAGAATTGGGCATGGCTCAAGCTAGGGACGCAATTTCTCAACACTCTGCCAACACAATGAAGGAATACCTAGAGAAAAACGGTATTGCTGCAACCTATGAGTTGGCTGAAAAAGCCTGGCAGATGAACGAAAAACTGCAAGAGAAAAAACGTCAAGAAGAAGACCGTGCAACAAGACTTGCACATGAACGAGTCATGGAAGGATTTAAACGAGAAGAACTTGATTTGCAAAAAGCAAAACTTGGAGGCATGGGAAAAATTGACCGAGAAGTTTTGAACGAAGCTCAAAAGTTCTATCCAGAATTAAAACCAGAAAGCCTGACAAATTTAAGCAAAGAAGGCGTAAAACGAGTTGTTGGAAGTTTGGACACAATCAAATCAATTGAAAGTGTTGCAAACTACATCAAACAAAATCCTCAGTCTGTTGGTGCTTCTGCAAAAATTAAAAACTTGATAAACCTTGATGCTATTAAAAGCATTACTGGTGATGACCAAGTTGCTGCTGAACAAAAACAATCTGTTTTGGATTCACAAATTGATAACGCTGTTCAACAAGGGAAAATTTCCGCAGATGAAGCTCGTTCTGCAAAAGTGTTAAACAAAATGTTGTTTACTGTTGCCTTGTCCGACGTTCAAAGTTCTGGTCAACGAGGAAGCATTTATCTTGATAAATCGTTTTCTAACATTTATGACCAAGCATCTCGTTTGGGAACGCTTGCAGACATTCTTCATCGCCGCATTGAAGATGCAGACAGGAAACTTGGCGTTGTTGATATGAACATTGAAAACCGTTCAGACAAAGAAAGTTTCCCGTTAACAACTCAAGGCAGTGAGCAATGGATGAATGAGAATTTTCCCAAACTCACCCCTCAAGATGTTGAGAAAAAATTAAAAGATGGAACTTTGAAAAACGGTTCATGGTTTAGAGGAACGGATGACATTCCTCGCCAAATCAATTTACGTCAAGGCAGATAAACATGGCAGATGACTACAGCAAATTCACAGGAGATTCACAAGAGTCTCCAGGTATTGGTCATTCATTTGGCGTAGCTGCCAGAGGACTTACCGAGGCTGTTCCCGTCTACGGTGAACGTCTTGCGGAAAAAATGGATTTGCCTAAAGCTAAAAATTTGCCAGAAAGAACTGTAGAAAGAGCTTTTAGGAATCTTCCTTACAACGTTCCTTTGATGGTCGCTAATCCCGTTTTAGGAACAGCTACATGGTTGGGTTCTGTTGGGGGTGGACAAATTGCGGAAGAGATGGGCGGTGGTCCAATAACTCAAGCTACTGGTGAAATTGTTGGCGGTGGATTTCCAGGATTTGCTCGTGGCGTTTCTGGTCAGATGTTTGGTCACATTGTTCCTGAAATTCAAGAGGTATCTCAAAAAGCTGCAAAATCAGGATACGAACTTGGTCCAGGCGCTAGAACTCGACAAGGCATGGCTTATGGTTCTGGGGAAACAGCCGAGGAAATGGAACGTAATCTGAGCAAAGCAACCAAAGAAGCTACTCAACGAGCAGGTAGTGTTGCTGAAAAGATTGATGAGGCTTGGCTAAACAAAACACAACGAAACCTTGGTTTTGAAGTTGAAAACCTTTTTAAAAACAGAAGGTTTACAACAACACCTCAAGAAGTATCCCAAATTGAAGATGTATTGAAAAAAGTTGACCAAGCGTTTGGCGACCAAGCCAGTTCTGTTCGAACAATTATTGATTCAAACATCAAAGGTTATCGTCCTTCAGGAAGAATTGTTGAGACTGTGAATGGTGTACCCAAAGGCAGTGAATTTGCTGCGGAAGGTTTGAGAGAAGCCATTACTCAAATTAACGCCAAATTGGGCACGGGTCAAAATCTTTCTCAAAATGCTTTGTTGCATGAATTGAAAGATGTTCTTGACAATGTTGCTTACAACAATTTGAAAGACGCAAACCCAAATTTGGCAAAGCAATATTCTGATTGGAAATCCAAATACACAGCTTATGCAACGCTGAGAGATTTATACAGCCGTTTGGGCAAATCTGGTATTGATGAGGCAGGAAAAATTAACGTTCAAACGTTGCGGGACATTATTGCAACAAGAAGCGGAAACGCAGCAAACGCACTAAAAAATCCTTTGACTCCAGAATTGGCTGAGTACGGGGATATTTTGAGAACGGCAAAATCTCCTACAAAAGATACGTTGTATCAGTCTGTCAAACAAAACATCAAAGAATCCGCTATCCCAAAAGCAATCATGGGATTGATGCAGCCTGCTGTCAGCGCAAAAGAAACTGGTTTGTTAAAAGCTTTGGGAGTTTACGGACCTGGTGGCTCTCTTGTTTCTCAGAAAACGCCAAACAGTAAAAAAGACCCGTATTCCAGTTATACAGGAGGTCAGTGATGCCACTCAAAAAAGGTAAATCCCGTGAAACCATCTCAGAAAACATTAGCAAGCTCACCAAAGAAGGTGGTCGCCCAAGAAAACAAATTATTGCGATTGCTCTTTCAACGGCTAGAAAGTCCAAAAAGCCAACTAAAAGAAAGTCCAAGCGATGAGCGAAAAAAAGCCTAATCTTTCTGTTGGCAGGGGTGAAAAACTCTCTGTCAAGGCTGGCGGCGGTCTGACTGCCAAAGGTCGCAAGAAGTACAACCGTGCTACTGGCAGCAACCTGAAAGCGCCTCAGAAGTCAGGTCCACGCCACAAGTCATTCTGCGCCCGTTCCAAAAGTTGGAAGGGTGAACGTGGAAAAGCAGCGAGAAGGAGATGGGGATGTCGGTAAAAAAAGGGCTGTATTACAACATCAACAAGCGCAGGAAAGCAGGTCTGCCAGCTAAGAAGCCTGGTCAGAAAGGCTACCCTACTGCGGAGGCATTTGTGCGCTCTGCCAAGACTGCCAAGAAACGCAAGGCTAGACGCTGATGTCCAAGAGAAAAGACAAAGGTATCAATCAAGAGTTAGAAAAAGCCATTTCTGATTTGCTGAAAACCACGATGGCTGACCCTACTGCTTCTTTGACAGACAAGACCAAAATCATTGACCGTGCGCTGAAGTTGGAGCAACTGAAAGCCAAAATCTCGGATGACGAGTACGGGTCAGGGTTTTTTGACCATGCTGATGAGGATGAGTAAGAGGATACATGATAATATGATTACATTTCTAAAAGGAGTTAATCATGGATTCGGTTTCTTTGCTTCGCCTAGCGTTAGAGGTCATCTCAGACCGATTGATAACGATATTGGGGTTGTCGATGAGCTTCGCCCTAGCGTGTTACGCACTGTGGGCGGGGGATTGGACAAGAGTGGCGACATTCAGTATATTCATCATGTTCACCTATCTGGTGGTGACAAACAAGGAGCGCAGTAATGCCAAGCAACAACAGACAAAATCAGTGGACGAATAAAAATTCGCACGAAAACAATCACATGGCTAATGCGCCCGTAAAGCGCCCTCAAGCCATGAACCAACAGATTGCCAAGTCTGTTCGTCCTCAGTTGCCACGGGATGGCTCTCCTGGACAAACACGCTGGCAACCAGGTGAGCTGCCTAAAGGTGGTTTTCGTTCCGTGTTTGACTTCTCGGAAACGTCTAGCTACAACACCAAAAAAAGCCCAACTGAAGGCAGCGGCAAGAAGGTGTACTGATGGCTAATAACATTCCATTTCAGCCTATGGGCAAAACCGTCAAAGTGGTGGTTAATGGGTCGGCTAACACACAGTCAAACGTGTTTACCATTACTGCTGACAGCCCTTGTCAACAGTATTTTGTTGCAAACGCAGACGTTAATTCTGCTGTTTATGTTTGGATTAATCCAACCAACACATTTAACGTGGCATTGCCAGACAATGGTCCTGGTTATGTTATTTCANTGCCTCCTTACGCTTACAAAGTGATTTCAGGACCACAAGTAAGCCAAAGCGGTAACGTTTACGCCCGTGTTATTGGCGACGCAGCAAACGCCTCTGTTTACATCACCCCAGGCGAAGGTCTGTAAGGGGTAAGTCATTGACCCGATAACCGCATTCGCTGCTTGTAAAGCTGCCTATGCGGGTATCCAGGGTGCAATTGANATATACAAAGACCTCAAGCATACTGGCGGTGAATTGTCAGGCATTGCCTCTGAAGTCGGTGGATTCCTATCCACATTCTTTCAAGGTCAGCAGCACCTAGAAGACGAACACGAAAAGCAAAAAGAGCAAGCCAAGAAGGATGCTGCCGCTGGCAAGCCACGCAACGTCACGATGGAAGCCATTGACAACGTGATGCGGATTCGCCAAATCAGGCAGTACTACAAAGACCTCGAACACATGGTGCGCTATGAGCTGGGGATGCCAGACCTGTGGCGCGAGATTGTTGAAGAGCGCCAGCGTCTGAATGATGAGAGAGCCGCTGCCAAGGCTTTGAAAGAGAAGCTGGAAGAGCAAGCAAGGTTAAAACGTGAGTACCGTTTAACTGTAATAAGGCAGAACATTTTTCTTGTTTTGGCTATCATCTTTGCAATTTTCACAATTGTTGGGACGATATGCGGGATAAGTCTGCTAGTTCAGGAGGATATGACAAGACGATACGTTATTTATCAATAACGGCAATTGTCTTGACCATCCTTTTGGTCGTAGTTACTATCTTGGGTGCAAGATGGTGGGCTTTGGAAGAGCGAAAACTTGGCACACAGAAAATCAATCGACTCAAAAAAGAGTTAGAGATGTGTTTAAAGGATAAAGAATGAATCCCTGGATACTTGCTGGCGCTTTGGCGATGGTTATCAGTGCGTACTTTTACGGACACCATGAGGCTTATGCTGAACAAGCTGCGGAAGTTGCTCGTCTGAATGCTATTCAACATGAGAAAGAACAAGACATGAAACAAGCTGCGGATGACCAAGCAGCTTCATTGAAAAAGGCAAACGAAAATGCAAAAGCTCAAATTACTAAGTTGCAGTCTGACCTTGCTTCTGGCGAGTTGCGGTTATCTATCGCCACCCGCAGCGTATCAAGCAGCCAAAATGCCGCCTCTGCCGCAAGAGATACAGAAACAAGAACCGAACTTGACCCAGAGGCTNCTCAATCTCTTGTCTCCATCGCAGCAGACGGTGACTCAGCCATCCGCAAACTTAACACCTGTGTCGATTTATACAACCAAGTAAGGAGTAAGCAATGAAATGGGATTTNAAAGCGTGTGTCACGCTAATTGCCAGTTTGTCCCTTATGGGTGTCATCATCAGTATGATTTGGATGTTTGTCCAAGCGGTGCTTGACCCTACTGTGGACGACAAAATTGTTTTTGATATTGTTGGACCTGCTTTCCAATCAATTTGCGGTGGCTTTCTTGGTCTGATTACTGGCATTCACATTGGAGCAAAAAATGACACAACTGAGTGAACACTTCACCCTTGACGAAGCAACGTACAGCGAGACGGCTATTCGTTTGCACATTGATAATCAACCCAGCGAACAACAGTTGCACAACATGAAGGTTGCTGCTGAACACCTTGAGATGGTGCGCTCTGCAACTGGTCCTNTGCGTGTNAANTCATGGTTACGCTTACCTGCGGTCAATGAAGCTGTGGGCGGTAGCAAAATCAGCTCTCACATGGACGGTTGGGCTATTGATTGCAGCTCATCTGCACATACCCCCTATGAACTGTGTCAAATAGTGAAGAGTGCAGGTATTAAATTTGACCAAATGATTCATGAGTATGGTCGTTGGATGCACATTAGTTTTGCACCAGAGATGCGCCAGCAAGAGTTGACCATCTTCAAACCAGAAGGCAAATATAAGCCAGGCATTCTCACAGAAGCTGAGTACCACGCTCACGCATAAATCGGTTGGTCAGGGGTAGAAAAATCTTAAAACGGATTTCGCTCCCCCGCCACCAAAAAAATCACGTTTTNTGAAATATCAAGTTGACGAACGTTCTTGCCATCANNTTGTAGCCCTTGCCACGCAAAAACGAGCAAATCTTCTTCACTGAACCTGGTGCAAATTCTTCGCTAGGCTCAATCATGATGATATAGGGCTGATACAAGTCAAAGTCTATATCTGCCAAAATTTCGTAGTCGTGACCTTCTACGTCAATCGACAACATGATGTTTCCCGTGCGATTCTTCAAAATGTCGTTAATTCTGATAGTTGGCACAGTGATGGTTTCTGTTATCTGACCATCTTTCCAATTTTCAACAAAACTCTTGTTTACGCTNGATATCTCATTGTCTGGGCTGACGTAAAACTTAATCTCTTCTTTGTGACTATTGGTTACAGCGTAATTCAGAACTTCTGCGCTTCTGTGCTTTTTCAACTCTGGTATCAGTTTAGGGTTTGCTTCCACCAACACGCACTTAACGCCCATACGNTCAAACAAGTAGCTGGGGCTTGTATTGACGGGATGGTTTGCACCTATTTCAATGAAAATCAAACCAAACCCGCCATGTGACGTTTGATTAGCCCAAACCAGGCTTGTCAAAATCACATCTTCGTAGGCTTGAGCAAAAGAAGGTTGCAAAAACGTCGGAATGGTCGGTGCATCCATGCCGTGTTGATTGATTTCCTCAAGAATAAACGGATTTAAATAATGATTCACATGGACTCCAAGTATTCTTGATTGTGTGCGCTGATGTAGTTTTGAACTGATAACAGCAGGTCTGTTCTTTTACACATAGACTCGCCCAAAAGCGCCATCACGGTTTTCAAATCTTCATTGCTCATGCTGCCAAGCTCCTCTCGAACCCAAGCCTTGTAGTGCGGCGCAAGCTGTTGAGCAAGAATCACAGAAGAGTGGATTTCTTTGATTAGACGGGCTGGTAACTCTGGCGTGTAAAACTCTGCGGTCATGAGATTTTCGTCAAACATCTCAACTGACTTGATGTAACCGTGGTTTGCACAGTTCATGACTT